TAATAAAATACATCATGTTGCCATAGCATTTTATATTCCTAGAAATAATTATACGGGAGTAGATAGGTTATTTCACATAGATATTTATGATAATCTTTGCTATAAATTAGGACAAACAGGAACAAATTGGCAAACATGGGGAGTTTACTATCCTGATTTTGAAGATGAAGCCGAACATCAATATGTCAAGATTCAAAATAACGTTTTTGAGGCTGATAATTCTCTATCGACAAGTTCGATGTTTGGAGTACAATTACCTAATGTAACTAAACAATCATACACATATGTCGACAATAATATCATCATAAATTTTGACAATTCTCCTATTTTAGCAAATAATGCTAGAACAAAAGCTGCTTATGTTTTCGTTAGAAATAATTTATTCTTTAACAACGGAAATAACAATCTGCCTTTATATGATGTGGCTTTTAGAAATTCATTAACAAATTATACTGAATCTGGGACTGTTATAGCAAATCCGGCTTTTGTATCTTCTACAGATTATCATTTAAGCAGTTCTTCTCCAGCAATCGCAAAAGGAATAAATGTTGGATTATCTTCTGATTTTGATGGTGTTGCTTGGAAAACTGTCCCTTCCATTGGGGCTTATGAATACACTGGAGTTAATAATGGTCCTTATTACCTTGCTCCTAATGGTAGCGATACAAATGGCGATGGAACTATAAACAATCCTTGGTTTTCATTAACCAAAGCATGGACAGTTGTCAAACCAGGTGATTATGTATATATGAGAGGGGGTACATACATCTATGATCAACAAATACTTAAAGGTAAAAGTGGAACTGCAGGAAATTTAATTAAAGTTTTTGCATATTCTGGAGAAAAACCAAAAATTACTCCTATTGCTTCATACAATCCTCCTTGGTGGCCTTATGCATTAATTGAAATTGACGATGGGGATTATCTTCATTTTAAGGGATTAGAAATAACAGGGGTCAAAAATACAAAGCCAGGTGACGGAACAGGTTTTTATATGAGTTCTAACCATAGCATAGTAGAACTATTTGATTACCATGATAATGGTTCGGGTATGGACTTTAGAGAAACTAATGATGTATTATTATTAAACAGTGATATTTATAGAAATGCTGATCCAAATACAACTTATGATCCTTATGGAAATGCTGATGGTATTGCATTTAATGGAACCAATCCGAATGCTGTGAATTATGTTAGAGGATGCCGAATGTGGTGGAATACTGATGACGGTATCGATCTTTGGCAATATCAAGGACATATTTATGTTGAAAATTGTTGGGCATTCTGGAATGGATTCATTCCTGGAACTTGGAATAAAGGAGGGGATGGCAATGGATTTAAAATGGGTATTCAAGATGTTGGCGAATATACAGTTGTTAAACAACATTACTATAATAACTTGTCCTTCCAAAATAAAAAATGGGGATTCCTAGATAACGGGGCCAAAGTTAATATTGAAGTTTATAATAATACTGCATATCAAAACGGATATAAAGGAGTTGACTCCTGGTCTGGTGGGTTTAACATGACAACAACAGATGGAGCAACAAAATACTACGTTAAAAACAACATTGCTTATGCAAATGCTAATGAGCAAGCTGATATGGGTGATTTGACAAACATTAATCATAATACTTGGGATTTATCAGTAACGGTAACTGATGCTGATTTCTTGAGTGTTGATGTATCAGGGGTAACTAGTCCAAGAAAATCAGATGGCAGTTTACCTGATTTAAATTTCTTAAAATTAGCTCAGGGTTCTGATTTAATAGATAAAGGAATAAATGTTGGACTTCCATATAAAGGGACCGCGCCAGATTTAGGTGCCTATGAATCAAATTATTCTGCAACTTTACCAAATTTAAATACAACAAATATGACTGACGTAACGAAGAATTCTGCTGTTACTGGGGGAAATGTCACTAGTGATGGTGGTTCTCCAATTACAGCAAAGGGAGTATGTTGGAATACATCTCCGAATCCTACTACCGCGAATTCACGCACAAATGAAGGCCCTGGTGGTGGGTCATTTATTAGTACTCTGACTGGCTTGACACCTAATACAATGTATTATGTTAGAGCATATGCTACCAACGCTGTTGGGACCTCTTATGGAGAGGAATTATCATTTACAACTTTAAAGGAATTATTCTTAGCAACAATTACAACTAACGCAGTTTCGGATATAACTCAAAATTCGGCTGTTTGTGGTGGTAATGTAACATCTGATGGAAATGCAAATGTTACTTCACGAGGTGTTTGCTGGAATACATCAGGAAATCCTACAACTGCTAATAATATTGTTTATAGTGGAACAGGTACGGGGTCATTTTCTTGCACTTTAGCAAGTTTATCCCCAAATACAACCTATTACGCTAGAGCATTCGCTATCAATAGTGTAGGAATAGCTTATGGTGAAGAAGTTATATTCACTACTCTTAAGCAGTTGCAATTGCCTGTTGTTACAACTTCAGCTATTACTAATATTACACAAACATCTGCACAAGGTGGAGGTAATGTAACATTTGATGGATTTGATTTTATTTCGGCGAAGGGGGTGGTTTGGGACACATCACCAAATCCAACCATTGAAGATAATAAAACTAATGATGGAACTGGAACTGGAGAATTCTCCAGTTCCATTTCAGATTTAAAAGCTGGCACCTATTATTATGCAAGAGCCTATGCAGAAAATTCTGCAGGAATAGCTTATGGTGAAGAAGAATCATTCAAAACATTAGATGAGGTTACAGAAGAATTGCGTATATATCCAAATCCAGTTCCTTCAACACAGAATCAATTTACTGTTGAAGTTCTAGTTTCAAATTTTGATTCGACTAAGGTACAAATTTATGACTTGATTGGTCGACTTAGATATGAAAAGAAAATGACATGTATGGGATTCCATAAATGTGAAGTGAAAATAAATAAAAACGCCGCCAAATTAACTCCTGGATTATACATTGTAAAAGTTATTGATAAAAAAGGAAAGATGTTGATTGGCAAAGTGATGATTTTATAAAAAAAGGAGGTTTAAACCTCCTTTTTTTCCTTTAGCCAAGGAACTTCGAATTTGTGAATCTTCACATCGAGTTTTCTTACATCCACATTATTTTCTGGTACGTTAAACAACATTATTGCTCCTTCTCCTTCTTTCCAATTTTCCCATCTTTCAACAGCTTTATTAATTAGTTCTTTTGGAAAATGGTTCTTGGCACTCCAGTTAACTAATTTTTTACGAATATCTCTTCGTATCCAAGCTGCATGGCCCATTCTAATCACTTCATCCGGAAATACATATGTTCCCAAATTTGATGGGTTAAGAATCCTTCTAGTAGGATCTGTAGGGCCTGGGGCTGGTCCATTATAAGTATAATTAAAGAATGTTGAATGAATTCCAGGAACAAGAGGTCTAAATGGATAAACTAAATAATGTTCAAAATCTTTATAATAATTTACATAACTCCAATATGTAATTCCCCATCCAGTTTGATTTATATAATTTTTTGCTTCTCTAAATTGATCTTTATCATAAAACTCATCAGCATCAATATTTAAAACATGGGAACACCCTCTTTGTTTAGCTAACTCAATTCCTTGATTTCTTTTTTCACATTCTTGTTCTCTAGAATACTTATTGAAATTTGGTTTAAATTCAATTAATTCATCGATAAGACCTAAAGATTTTAGACGATTTAATTCATCCATATCTGTTTTTGCCATCGGATTTCCCCAATAAGATCTCTTCTGATAAATTGCGGCTACCCAATCTACTTGATCTCTAATCTCAGAAATTAATTGATCTAATAATTCAGATGCGTCGAAAGCATTTATGGTCAAGCCTAGACGTTTAATTGACATGTTTTTTCTTTTTTGGTTTTCTTAATTTTTTCTTTAATTCTTCTGAAAATTTTATTCCCCAATTAGGATGATTTTCGCCAGATAATGATTCACTAATTTTTTGTTTTGTTTCCTCTGTATGAGGACCCCTAAATCCAATTTTTCCTAAATGAGAATTTCTTTGTTTTTGAATAAATTTTTTATATCTTTTTTCTCCTTCTTTACTTCCATATTTATCAATTAACTCCTGTTTATGGCCTTTTCCCTTTCTTGTAGTCGTTGTTCCTAACTTTTTGTCTCTTTGTTTTTTTCGCATTTCAGAAGCTTTTTCATGGCCATATAATTCTTCGTATGTTTTTCCTTTTTGCCATAAACTCATTTTTTGTTTTTGTGTTTCAGATAAATGGGCTCCTCGAAATCCTAATCCACCTTTAGGTGATAAATTATATCCTGATGGATCGAGTGTTCCAAATTTATCAATATAAAACCCTTCTCTCAAACGGGCAATGGAAACATCAATACATTCTTCTAACAGCTCTCTTGAAAAATTTTGTTTTCCATATTTTTTTATTGCCTTAAAAATTAATTTCCCAGATCCTAAATAATTATCATCTATATTATCTGTAGAATGTGAACCGATATATTGTTTTTGATTTATATGATTAGTGGTTTTATATACATAATTAAATTTTTTAGACATACGATTAATGCTTTATTTATATATCTAAGCATTAATAGTTATTTTATATAAATAAATAAACCAAACCCATACTTTCGTATCGATAAATTGGAATATGTCCTGGCTTGCGTTTTATAATCGGGTTTGATTTTAAATGTCGTCTAATATTTTCAATATATTTAAATGTTTTATACTCTTGTTCATTTCCCGATGATAATTCTTCTTTGAATGTAAATCTCATTAGTTCGGATGTTCCATATGAAGGAAAAATTTCTGAATGTAAATAATGTAAATCAAATGAAGGATTTGTAATTTTGATACATGGAAAACCATCAAATTTGGTTTTTTCTATATGATCAGCATAAAATTCCCATCCATTCCCATTTTTCTTTATTAATGTACATTTAAAAACCATTATTCAATATTCTTTAATTTTTTATTAATATCTTTATCCCCTAAATTTGTGAATAATATTTTTCTGATATTTGCTTCGATTTTCTTTCTTTCTTTTCTAATCTTATGAGTTTCTATTATCAATTTAATTACTAATGCTATAAGCGCTGCCAAGCTAATTAAGAAAAGTATCGTAAAAATATGGCAGTAAGTTTCATTTTCAATTTTTAAATAATAATATGGTAAATCATAAGCAGATTCATACATTCGTTTCAGTAACTCGATCATTTGAGTCTATCATTTGAGCTATTTCGCCTCTAAATTTTGAAAAATCAATATCGGCACAATACATGACATTCAGCACTTGGGGTTGTGGTTCTAAAACCCAAGGTGCTAGGAGGATTCCATAATAAAATCGATAGGCTTCTTTAATATCTTTGTTCTTTCGTTTTCGACAAAGTTTTGACATTTTTTTCATGTCTAAACCTTTTGCACATTTGTTTGTTGTAGTATGTTTTGATTTTAAAGACCACCGACCATTATTTTCTTCATAATAGATAGCAGGTTCAATTCTTTCACCAAACATTGCAATCATGTCATCAATGTCATATTGGTGTTTTGTAGTTATAGTTTGTATGTTCAAATTAATGTGTTTTGGCCCTGTTTTCATATAACAATCTTGACATAATTGACCCACCCCTTCAATATAATAATCTCTAAAATCGATGTGTAGATCTTTAGGAACTTCTGTCACTTTGTTGCAAAGGACACAAGTTTCCATTTCTTTCTTTTCATCTTTCTTTTTCATTTGGCGTTCCATGGTTTCTTTCCATACATACCATTATTTTTTCCAGAGTTGGCTCTGCTTATTTTTTCTCTAGTTTCATTAGAAATTATCATTCTATATCCACTTTCAAACAATCTTTTGCGAGCGTCACTCATTTTTTTCCTGATCCATTCAGGGCGTTTTTTTCCTAAATTTGCGTCTCTTATAGCCTTTTTATGTTCTTCTGTTTTCGATTTACCTGTTAAAGATTTGCTTATTTTATCATTCCTTTTCTGAGTCGATTTATATTGTTTTATTTTGTTTTTAGTTTCCTCTGATAATGGAATTAAACTAATTAATTCCCTTGCATATTTATAATTTGAAGAACTTTTAATATAGGTACCATTTTTACTATACGTCATTTTATGAAAAGCTAATGCAATTTTTCGATTTTTTTTATAAATATAAGTTAATAATTTGTGACATATGTAATGTTCTTTTGCTGTTAATAAAACTAAATTTTTTTCTTCATTTGTTCCTCCTAAACATTTTGGAAATATATGATGATTTTCATAATAAACATATTTTGTATTGTGTTTCCTTAATTTTTTTCTATTTTGTTTTTTAGCATTTTCAATAATTTCTTCATAAACTTTTTGATGATTCATTTTTAATTTATATATTAAGCCTTCCAATTAAAATGTGCTAAATAGCAACTGGAACGTTACGCCAATTCGGATGTGCGTCGTAATTTTTAAGTTCAAAATCATCTGGTTCAAATTCCCAAAATCCTTTATTTGGATTTAATTCCATAATAGGTGATGGTGCTTTGGATTTTCGTTCCAGCTGTTTATATATGTATTCTAAATGATTTTCATATATGTGAACATCTCCAGCTGATATGATCAAAGTACCTGGAATCATATTAACTTCTTGTGCTAACATCAATAGCAAAATAGCATATGAAGAAATATTGAATGGACCACCTAAGAAAATATCCCAAGAACGAATATTCATTTTTAAATTTAATGTTCTTCTATCTTGATTAGGATATTGACGAGATTCACACTGAAAACTCCAATGACAAGGCGGTAAGGCCATCTCAGGAATTTGAGCTACATTCCAAGCGTTAACAATCATTCTTCTATCATCAGGATTTTTCTTTAATGTGTCAATAAGATTTTGAATTTGATTAATTTTAAGAGGAACATGCATACCTGGACCACTTATTGCATCAATCCAACGAGTTTTATAGTCTCTCCAAGCAACCCATTGATGACCATAAACAGGACCTAATTCTCCGGTTTTATCATCACCCCATTCATCCCATATAGTAACTCCATATTTCTTCTTAAGTTCGTGTTTATTCGTAGATCCTGATAAGAACCATAGTAATTCACCTATAACAGATTTAAGATGAACTCTTTTAGTTGTTAATAGAGGGAATTGATACCCAACATTATAAAATTCTACTTGCGGACCAAATATAGAAATAGTTTTTACACCAGTTCTATTAGTTTTCCAAACTCCTTCTTCAAGAATTTGAATTAAAAGTTTATGATATTGATAATCAGCCCAATTTAAACTTGATGCACTAAAACTAGGTAAAGCTTCTACTGGAAATTTATCTCCATGCCATACATTTTTAATCATAAAATGTTTATTGATTATATGAATTATTAAACTTTTTGTTTTTAAGTGTTTCACTTATTTTCTTTTTAATATCATCTGGTACGTGTCTTCCTATTGCCGATTGTCTCATTTTTTTTCTAGTTTCTTCAGAATGTTTTTTTCCTTTCATAGTAGGATTTTTTGTCATTCTTTCTATCGCCTTTTCTCTAAGTATTTTTTTGGTGATTTCATTATGATGCTTTCCTCGCATAGAACATTTTTCAAATGGTCTATCTTTAGCGGCTAATTTTAATTTTTTAATAGTTTCTTCAGAATGACAAGCTCCTTTAAACCCCAACCCCCCTTTAGGAGATAAATTATATCCATTGGGATAAAGAGTATTATATTGTTTTATAAACATTTCTTCTAATTCTCTTGCTTCAAAAATATCATTACATTCTTTTAATAAAATACGTTGAAAATTTGGCTTACCATATTTTTTAACAGCTCTTAAAAATAAACGGCCGGTTCCTAAATAACCATCATCTATATCATCTGTAGAGTGGCTACCAATGTATTTCATATTATTTATAACATTGGTAGTTAAATAAACATAATTAAATTTTTTATTAATCATAAGGTCAATTTTAGAATATATATTCGAAGGCTCAAATATAAATTGACCTATTATTTTGGACTCCAATAATAAACTCCCCCTGTTTTAGTTGTATCAAATTCAAATACAAACATGCCACTCTTAAGAGAAGCTGCAACTTTTGCCCCAACTTGATCTCC